AATTAATCTGTATCCATTATTTTTTTCTTCATAGTGTTTGTGTATTTTTAAATTTTGTCGTTTCTTTTTAACATCAATGCAATTCATATATTTTTGTGTTTGCTTGCGACTTCCGCCTTTAATTATAATGCTTTCAACCAACTCTTTTATATCTTTATTATTTTTGCAAGCCATAATGTGCTTCTCAAGTTCTTTAATGAACGGAACAAAAAAAATTTTGATTACGTCTTCTGCGTAGTTAGTTGTCCATAAAGTAAGTTTCATATTACCATTTTTTAATGCAGTATCGTCTGATTTAAGCTGCATTCTAATAATTTGAGAAAAAAGCGTACAGCTAAAGGATTTTGCATGGGCTGCATGATACTGGTCTGTTAAATGCATTGAATATTTTTCATAATTATCGCTTGTAAAAGAGTAACCTCTCATTCCATATTTTCCGGTTATTGTTACAACAGTTTTATTTTTTATATCAATATTGCTTTCTTTAAAAAGAATTGCCAACACTTTGTATACCATTTTAATGTTAAATTTTTTTGAGTCAATTTCAAAATAACAATAGTTGTTTGGTAGTTCCATAGACTTTTCAGTATCTATGGAAAAACCATAAATTCCGCCAGTTTGCCACAAACGTTCACTAGAACATTGACTTGCGTCCCATTGAGTCCAATTTTTAATTTCTTGTTCATAATCCTTTGATAGATACAATCTCAAACAACCTCCGTGAAATATAATAATAAATGTATCTGGAATGTCTCGTAAAATTTTATCAACTAAAGAAAACTGTCCGTCGCGCTTTACTTCCTCTGTTATCAATAATGAGTTATATTTATAAGTTGTTCTTTTAACAATTTTATCTATAATTCCTTTGATATTAATATTATAATCTTCAATTATATCGTATTTTTTTCCGTCATCTTCCCACCAAGATTTAATAGACGTATCAAAAACTATTTTATCATTAAATAATCCATAATACTCCTCGCTTCTTATCATTTTATGAACCTGTGATATTTGAGTTTGTATACTAACGTCATCACTTAATGCGGTAGTTGTGTTATAAAGCAAAGAATGTGCAGTTCCTGTTATGGGCAATGCATATTTAACTTTTTTAAACATTTTTGCAATAAGTCTTTCGCATGCGGTTGAATTTTTTAAATCGTTTTTGTTGGTTCTATCTGAAGATGCAGTTGGAGAAATTAAATCACCCTCATCAACAAACATTCTTATTGAAACCAATTCCTTGTATTTGTAAATGTATTTGTTAAATTGTTCATTAATTTTTTCTAATTGGTCGTAATGCATTAAACAACAAAATATATCGTTTGAATTTAAATAGTCTTTGTTACCAATTTTATCAACTACTCCCTTATTTTTAGTATCTTTTAACTCAGGAAGTGCAAATTCTTTCCAATAATCGTCCTTTGTTTCTGGGTCGTTGAAGTTTTCTTGTAATTGAGAATTAAAATCATTAAATAAATTTTTAATAAATTGTATTTGAAAGTCATACTCTCCTTCTCTGGCAGATATGTCATCTTGCAACTGTTGTTTATCTATATTTAAACATCTAAAAACATATAAAACTGGTGTTTCAAATATATAAACTGAAAACCACATCATTATAAGCGCGTGAACTCTTTTCCCCAATTGAACGTCTCCCCATAATAGTTCTATAATAGCTTTTTGATTCTCATCCAAATCAAGCGCTTTCAATAAGTTTTCCTCAAAAAAGGAAGAATTAATATCAGATGGAATGTCTTTTAACTTTATTAACTCGTTTCCCCAGTTATGTCTTTCCAGACTTTCACCATTTGTATAAGTGCAATGTTTAAGCATTTTATTAATAATGACTTCTAGAGCAGCTCTAAATACTGGTAGGTGTTTACTATAAAACCTTTGAATTTTTTTATGCATGAAGGTGTCTTCCATTCTTTATGTTATAGTTTCTTACTTTCGCTTTAAACTGTTTTATATGCAAAGCAAATTTTTCAAAGCAAATAATTTGCATTGTAAAAATATTTGCGTTGTTCCGATTTGCTTGGGCGGCACCAAAACAACTCTAAAAAATATAATATAAAACTAATTCGCAACATTATTTATAAAGAAACAAATCAACCATTATGGATGTTGAAAACCCATTACATGAAGATAATATTCCTATTGCAAAATTACTTTGTCTAGAGGTAATGGGGCAACCTATGCAGGAATTTGTTATTAAAAATGAAAACAATAATAACAATAATAATAATACTATTAGTGTTGAAATTACTTGCAATGAGTGTATTTATAAGGTATTTCTTAACTGTTCTGCATGTTTATTATCTATTATATGTTGTTTTGGGTTTTTATTTTTTCTTTCGGGTTATCCTTTTGGATAATAAATATAAAATTGATCATAAATACTAATTGATAATTATTTATAAGAAAATCAAATGATTTATACGGATAACCCATTGCATGTGGAAATTGTTCAAACACTAGTCCCAGTAGCAAATGAGGTTCTAGAAGAAATTAGACTAGAAGTTAGGGCGGAAGAGGTTGTAGACCCAAAAAGAGAAGAAGCGGAACAACCAGAACCAAGTTTAACGAAAAAATGCGAAAAGATACTTGATTATATGTACGTGGGATTTCTTATTCTTGTGTTGTTTGGATTTCTTGGAGGACTTGTATTACTTCTAGTTTGGATGGATAGTCCAAATTTGTTTGGGAAAAATTCTAATAATTAATTTTTAAAAGTTTTTATATTTATTTTATTTTTGTCATGTCAAAAAAAAATTGAAATATTTTTCTCTCAAAAACTTATCGCACCAAAACAACCATGGACGGAATTGAAATCCCAGAGAGTGTTAAGCAGTTCGCTGCGACTATAAAAGTTCACGCAGCCTTTATTGGTTTCTTCGTGTGGCAACTACTATGCGATTTTGCAAAGTATGTCAAGCTTCGCGCAGTTGCATTTTATCAGGCGCATCTGAAGAAGTGTGAGTTCGTTTACCGTGGTGTCCGAGTCACGACGGACCGGCCCAGCGTTCGCCCTTCGTTTGAGACGATTTGCATGGCGCCCAAGTTTCTCAACTGGTTGGACAACTTTCCGTTGGACAAGTTTGACTTGCGGTCAATCAACTTGACCGACGTTGACTGGTTTGGTTCCAGTTCAAACCCTGAGAAGCTTGGGTTCCTCAAGTTCAAGTGCGACGTTTACACCAAGTTGGGCGAGCCTCTTGACGGAATCGTCTTCTTGCGCGGAGACTGTGGTGCTGTGCTCATCATTGTTATTGATGAGTTCGGCAAGGAGTATGTTCTGCTGACGGAGCAACCCAGGGTCCCAACGGGTGGATACAAGGAGGAGATTGTTGCCGGCATGTTTGACGCGCGAAGCGGAAAGACGGTCATCAACAACGTTCTCAAAGAGGAGATTAAAGAGGAGACTGGTCTTGACCTGCACTTCAACAGTGCAAACTATTTCCATCTTGGAGAGTTCACATTGTCCGGAGGTGGAAGTGACGAGAAGGTGCATTTGGCGGTTTGGCAGACTCAACTAGATACTAACAAGATTGCGGAGATAAAGATGACGCAGTTTGGCGAGAAGGACTCCAACGAGAAGATTCGCATCAAGTTCTACTCTACAGATATCTTTGAGCAAGAACTTCCAAGGATTGCCGACGCCAAGACTTCTCTCGCATGGCTCCTCTTCAAGAACGCAAACATTTAAAAAAGCAAAAATAAAAAAGAAACAACAACCAAATAAAAATATCCTGTATATTTGTATATTTTTATTTTTCATAAAGCATTTAATGTCTTCTAGAGTGTTTACGTTTCTTATTTATTTTTTTCTTTAGAGAACGTTTATTTTTATTTTTTCTGTTTCTTCTAGTTGTTTTTCGTCCCTTTGAAAATTTGCGCCTTCTAGAACCACCTAACCCAGGATAATTTTTATTCAACAATGTAAGGCGTCTCTTTTCTGCCGGAGTTCTATCGTTTACATCTTTTGCCAAAAGTTGATGTTTTTCAGTAATTTCATTAGTAGCCTTTCTAATCTCCTTTGAAGCGACATCTTCACCCTTCATGCCTTGTTGCTCTGATACAAGTCTAGCTTTTTCTGCGGCCAACGCCGCTTTTTCCTGAACCTTTGCCTGAGCCTTTTCGGCAGCTTTTCTAGCTTTTTCTTCAGCTCTTGCAGCT